TAGCGCAAGACTGGGCGGTTTACCATGAAGGATTAGATGCCTCTGCCCCAGAAGATAAGTATGTCAATTTGAATTTAACTAATGACGTGCAAGATGCTACATGGCTCAACGATACTGCGCCAACTACATCTGTATGGACACTTGGCACAAGCGGATATGTCAATACATCCAGCGAAACTTTTGTGGGGTACTTTTTTGCTAGGACGCCAGGATTAATTGGTATCGGGACGTACACTGGCAACAACTCTACTGACGGCCCAATGGTAACCATTGATGACGGCGCTTCTGGATTTAGACCGGCTTGGTTAATGATTAAAGAATATAGCGGCAGTAACAATGGTAATTGGTTTATAAGAGACAGCGCCAGAAATCCGTACAACCCGACTGATCTTGACCTAATGGCTAATTCGACAGCCGCGCAATATACGGATTCAAACTCTGATATAGATTTTACGGCTAACGGTTTTAAGATTAGATCTAATGCTGGCGGCTATAATGAAAGCGGTGCGAAGAACCTATACATCGCATTTGCAGACCAACCATTTAACTTAGCGCGGGCGAGGTAGTCATGCCGCAGTCATATTCCCCGGTCTACTTTCCACAGGATTGGTCCGCAGTAAGTATGTCTGCTGCTAATCAATTTGAAGATTCATGTTCTGATGATGCAAGTAACGATATTGGGAACTTTGCAACTTTATCTCCTATAGATCAGGTACAAGGTGCAAGTGTTTTATCTAATGGCAATTTAACAATAGTTGGTTCAGGCTCTAATCACTCAAGCACTCGCTCAACCTTACAAACAGATGGATCAGGGAAATTTGCGTGGGAAGTTACTGTCACGACTCATGATACAAATACCGTGATAGGTTTGATGAAATCATCAGATCGAACTAGTGGTGGCGACAATATTGGCGCTACTGCAAATAGCGGATGGGCGTTAGTTAATGATCCGGGCAGCACCACTAATGCAAGAAGCCGATTTGCGGGAAGTGATATGGTGACCGATCTGGGCTTCCAACTGACCAATGGTGACGTATTTCATTTTGAATTAGACAACTCTACGGGAGACGTTTTTGCGTGGAGAAAGCCGAGCGGTGGGTCTTTCGCAACTGTAAATTCTGGAAACACAATAACAGCGGGAGCGGGTAAAACGGCTCTTGCTGGAACGCCGGTCCTTTTTGCTCAACACACATATCAAGCAGCGGCAACAAACTCTCAGACATATAATTTCGGGCAGACCACTTTCGAGCAAACGCCGTCAAGTGGCTACAAAGCAGTCAACACCGCCAATCTTGCGGCTCCGACTGTAACCAAGCCAGATGATTTCTTTAATACGCTTTTGTACACCGGGAATGGTGGAACCTTAGCGGTAACTGGCGCGGGATTTCAGCCTGACTTCGTTTGGTTAAAATGTCGTTCCGTCGCCACAAACTGGAATGTGGTGGACGTTGTTCGTGGTGCCGATGCTATGTTGAGAATGGCAAGTAGTACCAACACAGAACAAAGTGGTGCGAACCAAGAATTTGAGAGCTTTGACTCTGACGGGTTCACGGTAATTCATCACGGCGGTGTTGTTGAAGAACTAAATAGGAGCGGTGCAACTTACGTGGGGTATTGCATGAAGGCTGGTGGGTCTCCTTCTAGCAATGTCCAGGGGAATGTTACGAGTTCAGTTAGCGCAGCGAGTCACGGCGGGTTCAGTATTGGAACATTTACTACTGGCACCACTGGCGCAATCACGATTGGTCATGGCCTCAGCCGTGCGCCCGGAATGATCATTGTCAAAGACAGAGTATCGACAGGTCAGTATTGGACCTTTCTTGAATCACAAGGTGCTGGAAAATATTTAACTCTTAATACTACTGACGCGCCCGCATCTAGCACGGCAGTTTGGAATAACACTGATCCGACAGCTACTGTGTTTTCTACGCAAGATAATGGTGCATGGTTAACGGCTAACAATAGCCATGTGTTCTATGCTTTTGCCAAGACGCCGGGACTAATTGGCATGGGAACCTACACGGGTAATGGCTCTGCCGACGGAGCATTTATACAAGTTGATGATGGCGCATCTGGCTTTAAGCCAGCTTGGGTAATGGTCAAAAGACTAGAAGCTGGCTATGCGTGGCATATTCAAGACGCAGTTAGATCTCCATATAACCCAACGGCACTGGGTCTTAATGCCAATGACACTGGAACCGATAGCGCCTCAACAGCGTATGATTTTATTGCTAATGGATTTAAGTTAAGAACCACGGATGGTGGATATAATGGCTCTGCGTCATATATGTATTTAGCGTTTGCAGAAGATCCATTTGGTGGCGACGGTGTAGCGCAAGCAAGAGCTAGGTGATCAAGGTTGGCAAGGTCTGGTATCCTTTGTCGCAGAAAGCACAAGCTGAACAGGCAATGTTCTGGCGGCGTAGAGCGGTAAAGACAGAGAAAAACAAAAAGGTGCGGTATGGCTCAAAAGATGCAAACCAAGGTAGAGCGAAAGATAATCCGCCGCAGGAGTAAGCCTGTTCATCTTCGGCATCGAAAGAAGCTGGGGCCGAAATCGCACATGCGCGTTAGATAGATTGGAGACGCAAGATGACTACGATTTATAAAGTTGGCGATCAGTCAATTAAGCCCGGAAGGTCATGGCAAGACGCGAGCGGCACTGTGCAGCCAAAGAATTGGCACATCTGGAGCGCAGAGGAGAAGAAGGCTGCTGGAATTAAAGAAGTTGTCTTGCAACCGTTTCCCGATCAGCGCCTCTACACTTCTTCTCACACAGCTACAGGCAGCGTCACTTCTAAAAACAAACCGCTAGATGATACCAACGAAGTGGACAAAGACGGCAAGCCCATTCTGGATGCTAATGGTAAGCAGCTAGTCACCCTTGGCGTTAAGAGTAAGCTGAAGGAGGAAGTCAAATCTCAACAGGCTTCATATCTTGCTTTGACTGATTGGGTAATTATCCGCAAGGCAGACGCCGGGACAGCGGTGCCCTCCAACATCCAGACGTGGCGTGACGCGATCCGCGCAAAGGCTACCGAAATGGAAGAGGCCATTGATAAGGCTTCTAGCACAAAAGCAATGGAGGCTTTGTTCGTTAAGTACACCACGGATAGCGATGGCAAAACCACGAAGTCAGGCATCCTGTACGATTGGCCTGAACTCGCGGAGTAGACTTTCATGCCGTATCAGAACATTGCGCTCCGTCCGGGTATCGTGAGGGAGACCACCTCATATGCAAACGAGGGTGGGTGGTTTGATTGCGATATGGTGCGGTTCAGGTACGGCGTCCCTGAGAAGCTGGGGGGCTGGGAAAAGTATTCTGCTAATTCTTTTCTGGGGACATGCCGTGCGTTGCACAACTGGATACTCTTAGACGGCAGTAATGTCCTGGGCCTGGGGACCAACCTAAAATATTACATTGAGACAGGCCTTACCTTTTATGATGTCACCCCCGTCAGGAGAACGGCGTCCTTGACGGCGGCGGCTCTGGTGACAACCAACACGGAAACAACAATCCGAGTTACAGATGCGGGACACGGGGCTCAGGCTGAAGACTTCGTAACCTACACAGGGCTAAGTGCTGTTAACGGAGTGCCCGCAGCAGATCTGAATATAGAGCACCAAATTACTCAGGTGGTGGATTCAAACGTATACGTCATAACCGTGGCCAGTGCTGCGACTTCTACTGGGGCTGGATCTGGAGGCGATACGTTTACAGCAAAGTATCAAGTTAACGTGGGCCCATCCACTTCGTCAGGTGGAACCGGATGGGGAGCAGGGTTGTGGGGTGGTCAGATTCTTGGTGGCGCGGCCACTACGCTGAACGGGGCGATATCAAGTACGTCGAGCACATCTAATATTACGCTGACCTCATCCACAGGGTTTTCGTCTGCAACGACAACATTGAACGGAGATATTACAGATATTTCCGAATCCGTTGTCCTGGCAGACGCCTCGTCATTTCCTGATGAGGGAAGCCTGTCGGTGGGCAGCGAGATTATCCGTTACAGAACTGTATCGGGAAACACACTAACCGACCTCACGCGAGGGTCTTATGGAACTACGGCAGCAGCGCATTCCTCTGGAGCTTCAGCCACTTATCTGGGCGTGGTTCTTATAGACAATGAACTGATTACCTATACGGGTATATCTACTAACGACTTAACGGGGATTACCCGCGCCACGCGAGGGACTACGGGGGCCACTCATGCGGATGGCTCTACAGTTCAGGACGCAAGGGGGTTCATCGGGTGGGGAGAAAGTGCAGCCATCACTGTGGAGAACGAGCTAAGGCTCTGGTCACATGATAACTTTGGGCAGGACCTTCTGTACAACGTCAGAGACGGGGCCATTTATTACTGGGACCGTGCAAGCGGGATAGCGGCTAGAGGTGTAGAGCTTACCTCCATTGCAGGCGGAGTGGATGTCCCTACGGTGTGCAGGCAGATCTTAGTGTCGGACAGGTCACGGCATTGCATTGCCTTTGGCTGTAACCCAGTAGGCAGTTCTACACAGGACCCGCTGCTTATACGGTTTAGTGATAGCGAAAGCATTACGGACTGGGACATCAGCGACACCGCGAAGGAAGGTGGCTTTCTTATTATTGGTAGCGGGTCAGAGTTTGTGCAGGCTATCGAAACAAAGCGGGAAATCCTGGTGTGGACGGAGACCAGTATCCATTCGATGACATGGTTGGGTCCTCCTTATACTTTCGGCATCACTCAGTTGGGGGTATCCACAATCATGGGCCCCAATGCAGCCATCGCAGTAGACGATGTTGCTTTCTGGATGGGGCGGGACACCTTCTATATTTACGATGGGCGAGTGCAACAGTTGCCCTGTGCCGTAAAAGACAAAGTGTTTAGTGATTTCAACCATTCCCAGAGGGCCCGTGTGTATGCAGGGGTTAACTCTGAGTTTAATGAGGTTGTCTGGTTTTATCCTGCTGCGGATAGCGAAGAGAACTCAAACTATGTTATCTATAACTACGGTGAAAAAGTTTGGTACTATGGCGTTCTGTCACGGACAGCATGGTTAGACCGGGGTGTGCGCCAGTTCCCTCTTGCCACTAGCGCTGGCTCCACCGCCTATCTTTATAACCATGAGAAGGGAACAGATAATGATGGCGCTGCACTGTCAGCTTACATTGAGTCTTCCCAGTTTGACATAGGTCAAGGAGATCAGTTTAGTTTTGTCGACAAAGTTATACCTGATTTGACGTTTGCAGGGTCTACCGCAGCAGACCCGACAGCTACGTTTACGGTGCAGGCCCGCAATTTTCCGGGGGCTAATTACGATCAGGTGCAAAACAACGCGACGACACGGACAGCGACCAGTCCAGTAGAGCAGTTTACCAATCAACTTTATTTTCGTGTTCGCGGGCGCAGCATATCTTTGAAGGTTGCGAGTAGCGACTCGGGAGTCCAGTGGCGGCTTGGGGTCCCACGGTTTAATATAAGACCCGATGGCAGGCGATGACGGAATCTCCATCTCGCCCTGTATTCCCGCTGGCCCCAGAAGAATATCAGCGGGTTTATTTTGATGACCTAGTAAGAACGCTGTCGGTGTTTGTCGACCAGCAGTTAAACCCAGGCCCCCTGCGCGGGACCACCCTTGTTCTCACGGAGCTTCCCACTAACGGGAACAAGCTGGAAACTGGAACGGTGTACAACGATCAGGGTACGCTGAAGGTTGTATTAAGTAATGTGGGATATGCGCCGAGCTTATTGGTGGGCGCAAGCATTGGCACAGTAACAGTTACGACATCGTAGGTGGATTATGGCTGAGATGGACGACGGCTACATGGATGAACATGATGTCAGCATGGCCGACTTTGGGCCAGCGCCGTCAGGTGGCCTTCAGGATCTTGGTAATGACTACGATTATGTAATGTCGCTTACCCCGCGAGATTTTCGTGGAGGGGTTAGGACATTCAAAGATATGGGAATACCTGATCCCGATCCCAATCTTCCTACTCGCTTTGCTCGTACTATGGGGAAAGTTCCACTTGTTGGCCCATTGCTCGAATTTTTGCTGCCGAAAACTTACGGAGAATATCTTGGTGCTGGGCTTTCAATGGGGGCAAGTCAAGCTTTCGGAACAGCCGGTAAAGCTCTTAGTGCTATGAATACCGCTGTCAATACGTTAGGGAAAACGAATCCTCTAAGTAATACTGCGGGGCCCGCAGCCCCAAACAATATGTTGGCCGAGCCTGCTCCTGCTCCTGCTCCTGCTCCTGTTAGTCCCATGACAATAGATCGGGGACTTCCAAGCCCCGATCCTGGACTGGTTGCTATGCTTGGTCCTCCGTCTGCTCCATCCGCGCCTGTGGCTATGCCTCCTGAGATAGCCGTGGCTCTTTCGTCCAGGACGAACAACGTGGCGACCCCCGCTGCGCCCGCTGCCCCCATGGCACCGCCAATTTCTACTCCGAGCCCAGCGGCCCGTGCTGCGCGAGACGCTGCTAGTGTTGCCCCAGCGGCAAGGGGGGCTTCTCCTGCGCCTACGGTAAATCTTTCCCCCATGGAGCAGCCAGATGTCACCGTTGCAGCGGCACCGCCGCCAGACCAACCCGCATCCGATTATATAGGTGGGTCTACGGGACAATTTATCGATAAAAGTTTAGATAACTTTTATGACTTTCTTACTAAAGATACTCCGCAGGCTATTGCAGATCTGCTAACGCCGCAAGCAGCGCCGAAAACTATGGCGCAAGTGAGTCCGACGACGAAAGGACAGAAGGGAACTGGTGGTCAGCGTGATCCAGACCCGGAAACGAATGACCCGGAACCACCGATGATGCCATTGAGCACAACCCCTGCGGCTCCTGCTCCTGTTGCAGAAGGGCCGTCTTTTGCTGCCGCCCCGACAACCGGGCTTATGGCATTGCCCCCTGGATTTGACCCGACTCAGGCCGGGTACACCTATACGAATTTTGCGCGGACAGCGCAGAGAGGAGGACTAATGGACCTACCAAATCAAGCAAGGAATGTGGCCGCTCAGGGTAGAGGCGGCGACACCATGCTAGTGCACATGCGACCCGATGAGGTTGCAGGGTTGCAGGCTCTTGGTGGTGTAACGCGCAATCCTCAGACTGGACTGCCTGAGAACTTTATGGGCTCTCTTCTTGGATCTCTTGCAGGTCTTGCCTTTGCGCCTTTTACAGGGGGTGCGATTAATCCATTTGTTATGCAGGGGCTTGGTTCTGGTATCGGCCAGTTTGCCGAGTCAAAGATAAGAGGTGATCAGAATGCTCTTCAGAAAGGATTAACGTCTGGACTGTTGGCGGGGCTTGGAAGTTACGGGCTAAACAAACTGGGCACCGCTGCGACAACCGCAGGGAAAGACGGTTTCTTTGCTGGGGCAGAAAGTTACTTTCCTAAAACTTTAACTCCTGGCCAGCTTCCCGGTGGGGACGCTCTGATGGGTGCAGCGGGGCTGGGCCTTGGGTCTGGTGCAGTGACCGACATGATGATGCCTTTTGTGCCACCAATAAAAACACCGGGCGAGTTTAAGAAAACTGCCAAGCTTGACCCCAGATACCAACGCATGGCTAGAGAAGATTTAAGCGGCGTGGATCTTACTAACTATGGCCAGGGTCCAGAGCGCAGATTCTTTAGCACGCAGCGGTTCCAAGAAGGGGGGCTCACGGAAGTAGGCGCAATGATGCAAGAGGCTGGGCCCGATGCAGACATCGTGGCACAGGAGGTTACGGCCCAAGCTGTGTCCGCTGTTCGCGGCGACCACCCTGAACCTGAGAAGGCTGTCACCGAATACATTAGTATGTTTGGTGAGGAGAGCTTCGGTCGACTGCGTGAGATGGTGATTCAGGAAATGCAGGTGGAAAGCGTAGGGGGCGCAGAAGAGATTGCTGCCGAAGGCATGATCTCGGGACCCGGCGCAGGCAGGGACGATCTTATTCGAGGATCTATTGAGGGAGAGCAGGAGCTTCGGGTAAGTGATGGAGAGTTTATTATCCCCGCTGATGTTGTCAGTGGCATAGGAGATGGAAGCTCAGACGCTGGAGCAAAACGTCTTTATCAGATGTTAGACAGGGTTCGCCAGACAAGAACCGGAACTAAGCAACAGCCATCCCGTGTGGATGAGCAGGCAATGTTACCAGCATGAAGATATCTTTAGTCCCGCCACAATGCGCAGACGATGTCTGGGCAACTGTTGAGCCTTTTCTTAGGAAGTCGACCGATATGTCAGGTGGAAGGTGGACGACTGACGATGTCCTTGTTTCTATAAAGGCAGAGGTCTTTCATCTATGGATAGCCATAGATGATAATGATATTGTTGCAGCAGCAACTACGTCTTTTACGGATTACCCACAGAAGCGGATGCTTACCGGGCAGTTCTTGGGAGGGGGGCGACTGAAAGAATGGGTGGGTTTGTTGGATGATATTTTAAGAAGGTGGGGGCGTGACCATAATTGTGCGGGAATTGAATTAACGGGAAGGAACGGTTGGGCTAGAGCGCTCAAGGCCTTGGATTGGTCACCCAAGTTTACCGTAATGGAGAAAAGCTATGAGTAAAGGCGGCGGCGGGCCACAGCCAACGGCTCCTACTAAGAGCACAGTTACGCAGACCAGTCTTCCTGAGTATGCAGAGCCATACTTCAAGGACATTATGGATTGGGCGCAGACTGAGGCGAAGCAGGATTACCAGCCCTACACAGGCACACGGATTCAGGGGTATGATCCTCTTCAAGAGGAGGCGTTTGCCGATATCACCGCTGCTGGGCGCGGGACCCCAGAAGGCATGGAGGCCGCGCAGACTTACTTACAAGGACTTTTCCCTGAAGGAGGAGGGCCAAGTGCGTTTAAGGCAACCGACTATAGTGCGATGGCGGATATGTTTGATCCGGCTGCGAATCGGTATGACCCGTCTACAGCTTATCAGGAATACATGGACCCATACCTTACGGAGGTTATGGACAAGCAGCGTGCTCGGGAGCAACGGCTTTTCAACCAGCAGCAACAACAAGGCCGTGCCGATGCCATCCGCTCAGGGGCGTTTGGTGGAAGCCGTGAGGCTCTTAGAAGAGGACAGGCGCAATCAGAGCTTGACCGCAGACTTGGAGAACAAGAAGCAGGATTGCGATCCGCCGCTTATCAAACTGCACAACAGCAAGCCCAGCAGCAGTTCGCTCAGCAAATGGCAAGGCAACTCCAGCAGGCTCAACTTGGTATTCAGGCAGGGCAGGCAGGTGCGGCTGAATCTCTGCAAGAGGCTCAGTACGGATTGCAAGCGGCTGGTCAGATGGCTGGACTTGACCCTAAAGTCTTTGCACAGCAGGTGGCGCAGGCTGAGGCGCTCGGCGGTGTAGGTGCAGCGCAACAAGAAATGGATCAGTCAAGCCTGGACTTGGCCTATCAAGATTGGGTTAACCAACGTGACTACACGAAGAACATGATTAACTTCTACAATGCTATATTGCGCGGCGTACCTGTTAGTCCGCAGTCTGAAGTGCTGGAGTATCAGCCTCCTCCGTCCCTCGGTGGTCAGATTGTAGGCGGCGGCTTAGGACTGGCTGGGCTAATGAAGGGGATGTCGTAACATGAATATCTTGCGCCTTCAAAACCTGTTGAAGAATTTTAGTGACGAGCAGCTTTCTAGCGAGATGCAGACACCTACAGGGAATGTTCCTCAGTTTCTTGTCCTCACTGAATTGCAACGGCGGAAAGAAATGCGGAGTGATTTTGCCGCAGCCCAGGCTGAACAGCCTCAGACGACCGTGGCTGAAGACATGATGATGGAAGAAAGTGCCCCTGGTTCTCCACCTCCCATGGGCTCTCCCTCTGTGGGGGGTCCCCCAATGGCTGGACTAGGGGCGCTTTCGCAGATGCCCCAGCAACAGCCCGCACGGATGTTTACTGGCGGCTTAGTACAGTCTATGGCGTCTCGTCCTTATCAAGATCGGGCTTCAGGCCGAAGAGACTCTATGCCCCCTCCAGGGCATGGGGACACAAGGCCCGACAGGCCCAACTTTTATGATGTAGTGGGTGAGGCCCATGAGGAACTGGGACAAGCCAGAGATGTTCTGGGTCGAGCTAACCATGAAGTAGGGCTGGCAATGAAATCTATCGCCCCTCCTCAGCAGGCGCGACCAGGATTTGGCGGCGGATTCCCTGGTAAGGGAGGCCCAAGATTCGACCCGATCTTCGACCCCATAAAAGCACAGTCTAATCAAGTCAACGCCCAGCAGGGAGTGCAACAGCTATTCGATGAAGGGGGAGTTGTTAAGGCACAAATGGGTGCGTACACAGACTTAGGTGCCATGCAAGCGCTGTCTCGCATTTACAATAATCGACGGAGGCTTGGCCAAGTTCCGCCCACACCCATGATGACAACTGAGGACTTGATTGCGCAAGAGAGCGAGCTTGGTTTACGGCCTCAAGCAGAGAAGCAGAAGAACCTGATTAACCTCTTGGGACTAGGCACGCCGGGTGAGTTTGTTAGCGAGTTCGAGCAATCTAAAACTGTAGGCGATGGGACAGAAGTATCCGATGAGGTGGTAGCCGCTTCTGATGTGGCTCCAACAATCCCGGCCATGAACCTTGCGCTCGCTGACGGAACCCCGGCAGCGCGTGATCCTACTCAGCCCTTGGGCGTCCCTCCAATTCCTACCTTTTCTCAGAGGGCGGATGAGGCCAGTCAGGATCAGCATACCATAGCTAAAGCGGACACAGTAAAGCGTGCAGACAGCATAACGGATCGTGTCTTTGCAGCAGGTGGTGATTACCCTTACCAAGTTACAAACAGACCACTTCAAGGCTTCACGGGTGGTGCCCAGGCATTGCAGGATGTGAGGTCCACTGTTGGTGGTTTGGGTGATTTACTTTCAGGAGCCGCAGCTAAGGCGAGAGATGCCCTCACTCCGGGTGCCCCATCCCAGGAAGCTGGGACTCCTCTTCCCATATTCAAAGCGCATCAAGCTGTGCAAAGATACAAAGATCAGATCGAAGCTATTGGAGGTCCTGTTCGTACTGGATTCTTCGGTGATCCCCTGGAGTCTGCTGATGCTGAAGCATCTCGGCCTTCTCTTCTTGATTCAGCCTTTCCTCCTTCCACAGAAAAAGGAGCAGCGCTTCAGGCAAAACTTCTAGCCGAGGTTCGAGGGTCTGGTGATGTGCCTCCTGCATATGGAGGAGATCCCGAAAGAATGGCGAACATAATGGCAGAGATGGCAGCGTCTCCTGACTATTCAGTAGAGAGCTTTGATGCGACGGCGGGGCTTGATGAAGAAGCGGCACCTAGTGGTACTAGAGAAGATATTATTAGGGCGACTATGGCAGACATAACCAATGCTAATATGCCAGGAGGGCCTAACAGTGAGTTTGCAGAATTACAAGCGCAACTGGCAGAAAACCCCGAGGGATCTCCGTTAAGCCAGCAAGCACCAGCCATGGCAGCAGCTTCTCCACCAGCAAACACCTCTCAGGCTGTAAAGAGGGCAGTGAAAAATGTTGCAGCTAGACCCCAGAGCAACGCCGCAACCACAGCACGGGCAATGCAGGCAGCAGCACTAGATCTTGTGGCTCCCCCCGGAGGAGAGAGGCTCTTGGCGCAGGCGAGCACAACGCCTCGGCCCGCAGCACTCCGGTCAGGCGTGACCATAGACAACCTCGCTGCCGAAAGAAATGCGTTAATGGGTGCAGGCAAGACAACTCCCGCGCCACCGCAAGCGGCTGCGGCCAAGCCCAAGACATTGGTCGAGCAATACAAAGATCTCATGGCAGATTACACAGCCAAGAATAAGAACGAGCGCATATCTAATGCGTTGCTTGGTGCAAGCGCAGCGATGCTTGGAAGCCAGAGCCCAAACTTCGGTCAGGCTCTAGGCGCTGGTATAGCTGGAGGACGGGCAGCAGATGCTCAATTCCAGAAGCAGACAGCAGACCAGCAGAAGGCCATGATGAATATGGTGGCGAAGCAGGCTGAACTGGATATAGCCAGTCGCCGTGCGGACACTGAGGCCATGACTGCCGAAGGGCGCATTAAATCCTGGGAGGCTCAGTCTCAGCATTGGAAAGACACGATAGGACAGAAGGAAGCAGACCGCAGACAGAAGAAGGCAGAGTTGGCGAGCTTGGATGCATTCCGTAAAGCGCAAGCGGGGGCCCTTGGCAAGAAGACGGGACAGCAAGGGATGCTTCAGGATATCATTGGCTACCTTAGCGAGAGCGACTCTGCTGCTATGCTTGGGAAAACAAACGCCGATGGTGACTGGATTCCAAACCCATCCACTATTGATCTAATATTCAACACGATGGGCAAGGCCTCGACAAACAGAGGACAGATGAGGGCCGCTGATGTGTCGGCAGTTACCAAAAGGTACAACGAGTTGGCTGTAACCGCTATCCCGAATACCACCCCTGACATTGGCAGTGACGAAGCTGGATGGTTTGAGGTTGTTATAGATGAAGTTACAGGGGAGCCCAAGCGGGGGGCCAAACTAGGCGATGGGGATGACGATAAGGCAAAGGCCAAGGCAATTAAATCCGTGCCTGCGGCCCGTGCAGCATGGGCGGCATGGAGAACCAAAAGAGACCAGTCACTATCTTCTGCTGCGCCGAAGGATTTAGGAAGTGTGGGTAATATTGCTGGGGCTTTTAAGAAGGACCCCGATGGAAACATTATAAGAACGGATTAAATGAATGGCGCAACTCATTACCTACGAGGGCCAGACATATTCTTTTGGCGATGACTTTACCGATGAGGATATAGCAGAGGCATTAAAGACTATTCCTGTTGCGGAGCCTGAGCCAGAACCAGAACCAGAACCAGAACCAGAGCCAGAGGTTGAAGCTCCTCCTGTGGCACCCGAGCCTGCTGAAGGCTTCTTTGAAAGAACTGCTGACGTTGTAGAGTCGGGGGCTCGTAACTTTGCGGGCAGCACAGCCACTGGATTGAGCAGTGCCCTTGAATACTTTGACGCCGCGCCCGAAACCCAAGACGAACTGGATGCTTTCGCTGACAAGCAAGAAGCGGCAGCGCAGCAGATTGCACCAGTTCAGGCTTTACAGGAAGCTGAGAGTGTAGGGGATGTTGCGTCCTCTGCGTATGAATACTTAGCGCAGTCATCCCCACACATGGCGGCTATGCTGGGTGGTGCATGGGCGGGCGGCAAAGCAGGCGCAGCCCTTTCCTCATGGATTCCACCTGTCGGCTGGGGCGCAGTAGCCCGAGGCATCTCCACTTTTGGTGGTGGTTTGCTGGGTGGTGCGACAGCGACCTTTAATTCATTCTTTGGTAACAACGTCCAAGAAGCCGAGCAGGTTAAAGGCCGGGAGCTTAACGCAGGGGAACTGGAAAACGCCGCCATGGCTGCGGCTGGTCAGTCTGTTGCAGACGCAATTATATCAAAGCTGCTTCCTCACAAGGGAAGCCCCAGTATGCTCCGCAATACTATTAAGAAGTTTATGCAGGGCAGTGCGATTGAAGGAACGACCGAGGTCTTCCAGGAAACCTTGGGCATACTTCAAGCCAACGACTTTGACCTGGACTCCCTCTCCACACCCGAAGCTAAATACAGATTGACCGAGGCTGCGCTTGCAGGTGCTGCTATCGGTGGTCCTCTTGGTGGAATCACTGGACCCTTCACAACCACCAAGCCTGCTGTCCAGCCAGAAGAACCCCCTCCCCAGCCCGAAGTAGAAGTCGAAACAGCCGAGACTGAGGAAGTTCTCGCGCTGCCCAAGCCTGCCACCACGCCTACGGGTGACGATGCACAAGGCACAGTGGAGGGAGACCCCGTAGAGTTTGTTCGTGAGGTCTCTGAGCAATGGCCGACAGGCGAAGCGCTTCCCTTGGAGTTTGAGTTAGAAGAAGATGCAAAAGGCTGGAGGATTATAACCTCTGACAACCGTGTTTTAACCCCATACTTCAAAGAGAGGGCGCAGGCCGATCAGGCTCTTATAGCATTCAGAGAAGAGATGCCTCAGATCCAGCAACGTCGGGCTGAAGATGTCATACAAAGAGAAGCTGACCGTGCCCTTGAGGGATACCAGGAAGAGGAGAGGGCTGCGTTACAAAGTGTAGCCAGAGAACTGGTGATGCCTGTCACTGATTTCTCTGAGGAAGAACTCTTTGAGGCGTTGGGCCGTGACGAGAAAAAAGTTTCCCGTGTTCTGGCAGGACTAGAAAAGCTGCCCAATGGATTGAGGGACGAGATAACATGGGAGGACGTGGTCGCCCTTCATAACAAGAGACCAAAGCTTGTTACACAAGCTGACCTTGATATTCTTTTGGATTACAAAAAACCTGAGACGGCAAAGGGAATAGTCCAGCCTGCGGACATCCTGACTATTGCTGAGTCTATGAATGTCAGCACACGCCCCACCAAGAGACCGACCAAGATTGGCACGCGAAAAAGAAAGAAGCATATTCCCGTTCCCTCCGACGAGAGCTTCCGCCTGTTCGCCAAGCGCCTGACGGGACGAGATGATATTTATAAGATGTCCCAGACCCAGTTGCAGGTATTAGCTGACGGCTTGTCTAAGATTAATAACGGCCAGCCATTTGACAAAGAGACACGCATTCCCATTGCTGAACGCCCACCGTTCACTGAGACGCAAATAGAACGTGCTGCTCAAGGGCTCAAGACAGACGAGACATTCGCGGAAGAAAAGGGTCAACTCAAACCTGCGCCCCGTAAGAACATCATGGAGAGCATTACGGCTTCTACAGAGTTTCTTGATGAGGGGGACAGGCAGGCGGTCTTCGATGAACTGGTTCGTCGGCGCATCTTACTAAAAGATAAGGGGGGCAAGTATAAGTTGCGCCGTCCTGTCCGGGTGCAACGCCTCACGTTTGAGGAGGAGGTCCCCTCCCGTCCACGTCCTGAAGTAAACCCCGATGGAACTTATGGCTCACAGGTTGAGGGTCTTGAAGTTATTCCGGGCCAAGTCGACGTGGCTACCGAGATTGAAGAAGCCATGCGAGCGCGGCTTGACAGGCGTGGGCTGAAGGACGTGCGGCTTGCTTTTGTAGATACCATACCGAATCAGCCACGGGCTCGCGCAGTGTTTAGGCCGGGCAAGAACGGAAAGCATCTTATCCTTCTCGCCTTGGACGCTATCCCGATGGACGTGAGGGGGGACATCAAGAAAATCCATGACCGTCTCGCGGCGAGACTTGACCATGAGGCTGTCCATGCGCTGGTAGAGAACGGCGTCATTACACCTACAGATATGGACAAGTTGTCAGGTGCTATAGAGAACGAGATTGCATGGGACTGGGACGGAGACGTTAGATCTGACGAGACGTATTACGGTCAGGCCAAACGCCTATACACTCCGCTTGGATTGAGTGATGTGGATATTCGTGAGGAAGCCATCGCTAATATGTTCCGTGACTTTACTATGGGCAAGACTACGTTGTCGCCGCCTGTTAAATCTATTTGGCAGAAGATCGTTAACTTCTTTAGGGACATTGCATTAAGCGCCAGAGAAAAAGGTGTGAACGATGCACGCGAGTTATTCCAGCGCGTAGATCAGGCAGCGCCAGCCGCTACTGTAACCACTAACGAAAGCCACTCGCCCGAAAACTATAGCCCTCCCAGCAATGTTTCGGACACAGAGATGGGCGGCGTTAAACTGGAGGTAGCCAGTCGGGGCACGGTGCCTGCGGATATATCAACCAACGCACAGCTTGCTGCTATTACAGATTACTTTAACCGCAACATGCGGAGGCTTCAGCTTATTGGGGCAATGACCCGTAAGTGGAAGCTTGACCGAATCATTCCTGACAATGAGCGTGTAGCGGTAAGGACGGACTACCGCACGAAGGCCGCACTCAACGAAGGCGTTCTGGATAACGTGCCGCCTGAGTTATCCCCGATGACTGGGCAAACATTTGCTATGCAGGGGGTTCATCTTCTGTCCGACAAGACAGGCAACCCAAACCTAGAGGACGTTGCGGGGTATGACACCTCGGTCACTCTTAATGATGTAGAGTTTCGCATAGATGAGGGCGCACGCAACGATCTGCTCAAGGGTGTACCTACGGATGTCCCGCCTGCCCTTACACATGGGAACATTGTAAAGGGAGAGGACAGCACAGACGGGGTGCCGATTGTATTTAACCCCTACCGACAGCATCTCTTTGTCCGTGAGGACAATGGGCTGGCTGTGAAGGGGGCCGATCAGGTGACCCTTGTAAATGGCAAGGCGTATGCACGGGGCAACATAGACTACTGGACAGAGGCAGACGCTCCCGCCACCGAGTCCGAATCTAATGTTATTTATCAAGATGGCGTTGAGGAATATGCACGGCCATCCTTGGACCTGCAAGGACCTGACTTTGATGTTAGTAGTTTAAGCACGCTATATGACCCTGCCTTCCCTACTGAGAAGCCGGGCTCTCGTTCTATATGGCAGATCATTACACGCCTTGCTGACCGAGCATTGGCCGCGTGGGGTGGGCCATTGGCAGAGTTCGACCAGCAGAACATGGAGACTGTTGCGCGGATCATGTCAGCAGAAGCGCGGGAGGCTTTGAAGAAAAGCGGGAACGCAGCCGACTGGTATGCTGAAGACATCAACAAGATGGTGGACGTTCTTGCCTTAAACGGTGGGCCTTACCCTGAGTTGAAGACAGACGGGAATGCCCGTGCTGCTTTCTCTTTGGCTCTTGCTGTGACCAGTATTAATACACAGGTCGAGTCGAACATGAAGAATGCGCTCGCCGTGTATGACGCTTACAAGCAGACGGGCAGGTTCCCTAACATGGGGTGGGGTGTGGCCGCATCTGGTATGCGCAAGAAGTTCAAGGATCTGAATAAGATTATCGATGACCTTGATCTTGATGGTGCTGTCACCTTTATGAATACGCCCTTCACCAAAGCCGAGCTTGTTCGCCTCGGGTTCCCAGGTTCTGCCCTCGCCGCTATCTCTCCTGAAGGGCGTGTGTATGGTTCGTATCTACTGGGCCCCAAGCTGGGAAGTTTTTACCAGAACCTTATGGGGAACTACGACACCATTACCATGGACAAATGGTTCATGCGTACATGGAACCGCATCACGGGACAGTTCCCTACTGAGCAAGACATACTTGTTGCAGCACAAGGCCTTGTGAATGGAAGGGCGGGGCGGTCTGCTAACAGGTTGGGAGTGGATCTTACAGGGGCACAGGATAGCCCTGACGCTACAATCGATGCAGCCATACGACTGGCCAACGCGCTTGACCGTGAGTGGCAACAAAGGAAGAAGGCTGGCGCAAGTGCGGATCAAAAGCTAGGCGTTGCTACCCAAGCGCAAGCGTTTCAAGACCTCATGTCAGGAGACGAGGTGCCGGGCGCAGCCAAGCGCACCTTCATGGATCAGACAGTAAGACGGGCCTTGGAAATCTTAGGGGATTACAATATAAATGTTCCCCCTGCTTCGTTCCAAGCCATCATCTGGTATCCAGAGCAGGATCTCTTCCGCAAAATGGGGATGCAGCCCGAGGGAAGAGAGAGAAGTTTCGGGGCTGCTGCCGAAAAGGCAATGAAGGAGAAGGGATATGGCGGACAAGTTGACGCTACGGTACGGGCCTTGGCAAGAGGAAGAGCCCAGCCCACTGGACGAGATGTCGGAAACGCAACTCTCAGCGGCACTCCGCAACTACAAAGAGATGCGCTCGAAGGCAGAGACAGAACCCGGTTCGTCAGGTATCACACAGCCAAAGCCTTCCGAGAATCCTTCGGCCCTAGATTTGGTACTGAAAAACCACCCACACCTTTCCAGAGAAAAAGCGCTGGAGTTACTCAATTCGTTCTAGCGGACGGCACTACCCTCAAGGTCCCGACCGAGGCGGTCTATACGCCTAAGAAGAAAGCAGCCAACTACCTGATCCCTGCTGGCATATCCATGCCCAAGTTCGTTGAGCTAAAGTATGGAGACCCCGAGGCTGTGTCGTTTTTCCATAGCCGAATTATGAACGCCCAGGCCAGCACACAATTTGCGGATGCTGTTACCGTCTATCCTCAAGAGGCCTACCAAGACAAGCGGTTGTTTATAACCCTTGATGGTGGGGCTGGGTTCGCTTTGGATAACGGGGACATCCAGAGTGTGTTCAAGGACAGCGCAGCCCCGTACCAACAGGTCAGCTTCAGCCAGCTTGTGATGGCAATCGATCAGGGGGGCCGCACCCTTGATGCTTTTGATACGGTACTGCCAGAGCTTTATTCTTTCCTTGGGTTCGAGCCTGTGTCCCGGCTTCCCTTTAATGAAGAAGTTGCCTCATCGGACGGGATAAATGTGGAAGCTTTCAAGAGAACCTTCGCCGACTTCCGTGACGGCACGCCCGATCTTGTATTCATGGTGTTCAACCCCAACAACTATGAACTGTATAGCGAGCCTTCGGAAGACGTGCGGCAGGAGCAAATGTCTGCTGACTATGACGAGGCAGTAGAGGCGCAGGACATTGCCCTGTCTGAAATAAGAACAGGGATTAACGATGGCTTCGATATGGACGGTGCCCTCTATGAGTTGGGGGATTTGCGCAGGCCAAGCACAGCCGACCACAATCAGCAGTTCTGGGATGCGTACAACAAGAAGTACGCTGCTGACCGGAACAACCAGGGAGATGTCATGCACCCCAATACAATGGTGCCTGCTCCCTTTGCAACCCGTGACAACCCGACCACCCGATGGGGCAGGCTGCTGTGGCGTGACCTTGATGACCTGGGTAAGGTTCTTCCCGTCGAGGTAAATGTCCGACTGGGCTATGATCTGCCCAACAAGAATGGCTTTATTAGCGGGTACGGACAACGCCACGCCAAAGCACATGATGAAGAGTTCAGGCAGTACACCCCGTATCCCTCAGCAACAGCAGCACTGGAAGCTTTCCTTCAGGAATTTGCTGACCAGACAGCAGCCGAGGGTCTGACAGATAAGAACAGCCAGAAGAAATACATCAACCGGATGATGAGTAAGGACAAGGATCTTTCCTTCTCAGCCTTTGAACAGGGAGATCCCGAGCGATCCAACAGGAAGGTCGGGTTTGAATGGAACCAACCGGGCCTTCGCAATCCTATACGCTTTGCCTTCACTGCCTACCGTGACCGTCAAACAGGAAGAATGGCATTCACCCTGGTGACAGCGTACCCAGTCACGCAGCAGGTTAACCGAGCCGAGAACAAGCGGAGATACCGGGACCGCAAGAGTAATGTTAAAGAGTACCACCCCGAGAAGCTCAGTGAGGTAGCTCGGGAAGCTGCTTCGGCAGCAGAAGAGATGACGCCCAAGGCACAGCAGAAACTAGTGAGCAGTGTTGTGCACAAGGGTGGAACCCTAACGCTCCCGCAGCCCAAGGCAAAGCCAGAAGAGCGGTACGAATTAGGCGTCTATAATCCAATAGAGTCCGAGTCTCCATCCTATGAGACGTGGCGTGGACGTGGCATGAGCCTGACACTCGACCAGCAGCCTGACCGTGCAACACTTATCATTGAGAGCGCAGGTGAGAAGGTCGAGGTAAGAGGGCACCCTGCCGTAGGTTCAGTGTATGAGGGTGGCTCTCTTGATCGTGTTATTAATGCTATCCCCAAACGCGCTGACCTGTCTGCGTTGTTTGCGGGGGAGACACGCAACCTGCCGCCCGAAGCGACAGACGACATTATCGATGCGCTTGAACTGGAAGAGACGATTGCCGAGCGCATGAGAACATCGTTAGCGCCAGCGGCGTGGACTGAGCCAGAGGACCGCTACGAGTTGTCCGCCCAGCAGCAACGGGTTATGGACAGCGTCGGCGGTAGCACTACCAAAGAAACTTTTGGTGACAAGATCCTCCGTGTCGCGCAGATGTTCGGCACCCGCCCTGTTGCAAAGGACGATCCCAAAAGCTTCCCTCACTTTGGCCAGTGGTTCAGGACGAATGTCTTTGACAGGTTTGATCCTATACGCAGGGGAGAACTGCGAGCGTGGCAGAAACTTGGCAATGACTTGCGGGATCTCCAGGCAGATGTAAGTGCGTGGGCAGCATTCCGTATGCTGAAAAGATCTATAGGTATATTCCAGACTGCACTGACCCGTGGCGTTCCTACCTACCGGAACGGAATCTTTACCTCCGAGCCATTGCCCGAAGGGACGACACGCCCAGACGGGAGACCGATCACCATTGGTGGCGAACCCGTGGCGGGCACAGAGTTTGGCTTGCTACAAATATTTGAGCCGCTTGTTAAGAACCGCAGGCTTAACAGGCCTGATACCATGCGAGAGTTCCAGTCCTATGGTGTAGCTCGAAGAGCGGCCCGTCTTATCCAGGAAGGCAGGCAGCGCCTGATGACGGTGGAAGATATTATTACGCAGCTTGCTATGGCTGACACTATTCCTGAGATTGTGGCGCGGTTTAACAACCCATCAATAGATGCAGCTTATGTGCAGCGTGTCCTTGACCAGACGGTTCCTGCCGAGAAGCGTGCGTTCTTTGGTGATGGCAGGTCGGTGGACTTCCAGGAAATCTTCGATGCATACCAAGCATGGAACTCAGGTCAGGTTCAGATGATGGTTGACTCTGGGGTTATCTCTCAAGAGATGGCGCAGACATGGATCGAAACGTCTGACTACATTCCGTACTACCGTCAGATGGCAGAGAAAAATAACTACGGCAATCTTGATGATATGTTCAAGATCTACAACAACATCCGCCCGCCTGAGAAGCTGGTGGGTGAGCAGAATGTGTGGACGATTGACATTATCACCACCAACCCTGACGGAACACGCAGCACAATACAGGCTCCCCAGGTATTTAACTCCGAGGAAGAAGCTAAGGTGTATGCAGGGAAGCTGCGGTCAGAGAACGGAGACGCTGCGGTTATCAGTGACCCGCGCCAAACTATTGCGCCTATGTTGGATCTGCTTGAGACCGTATCGCAGAACTCGCTTGCTGCTATCCAGACATCAATGGCGAATGTGGCCACGCAGAGAGCAGTGCGTAATCTTGTATTGATTGACGAGGCAACCGCAGCCCCGAAGGGTGTAACCGAAGGGGTGGTGAGGTTCAGGGTTAACGGAGAGGAGAAGGCATACTTAATCCATGACCCTGCTATGTACGCCTCACTAACTGTACTGGATGACCGACAAGGTCCTATCCTCAAGCTGTTCGGTATGCCTGCTAATCTCTTGCGGAACTTTGTTACCCGCACGCCCGAGTTTATGTTGTCGAACATGCTAAGGGATACGCTGTCAGCATGGGCTGTCTCAGGAAAGAACGGGGTGCCTGTGCTTAATACAGCCGTCGGGTTTGTGGATGCCTTGAGAGGTAGCACATCAGGCAAGGCCCTGTCTGCGGCAGGGGTATGGGCAGGCCATGACTTCCAGGACGACCCCACTGATGCAGCCACCGCCATGCGTGATCTGTATGTGTATCGTCAAAGGGGTGGAGAGAACTGGTGGAACCCGGTGGGTGCCATATACAACAAGCTGGGCAAATGGTCAGCCGCTTCCGATGCTGCTACTCGCATCAAGGTATACGAGGACGTGCTGAGGGAGACAGGCAACGAAGCGCAAGCTGTCTTCGAGGCAGTCGAGGTTCTTAACTTTGGGGCCAAGGGAGCGTCAGGCATTATCAAGGTTGCCACGGCAACGATCCCATTTCTAAATGCTAGGCTGCAAGGCCTTGATCTTTTCTATCGTGCGTCAGGTATCGGGGCAGGGAACTTCACTGCGGATTCGCAAAGCGACAGGGTGAAGCGCAGGTTCTGGGCCCGTGGTGCTACACTGGCTGCACTGTCTGCTATTTACTGGCAGTTGGTGCATGACGATGAAGACTGGCTGGCTCAAGAGGCTCACACCAAGGACAACTACTGGATCATTCCGATGCCCTCTGGGCCACCCATTAAGATCCCCATTCCTTTTGAAGTGGGTCTTGTGTTTAAGGTTATCCCCGAAAGATTGATGGGATATATAAAGGGTCAAGAAACCAGTCGGGATATGTTCGACTCCTTCAAGCGCGGGGTCCAGTCTACTCTGGAGATTAACCCTTACCCGCAAGCTATACTCCCGTATATTGAAGCTTCAAATAACTATAGTTATTTCACGGGTCGGCCTATCGAACCTAAGTCAATGTCCGACAGCATTGAGCCAGGGCATCGATACAACGAACGCACTTCTCAACTAGCCATATCGATGGGGCGTGCATTGAACGATGCGCGGCATGTACTGCCCGAAGAGTTTATTTCTCCCATGCGCATAGACCACATGATGAAAGGGTACACGGGTACACTGGGGACGTACATCCTGGACGTAGCGGACTGGGGCTGGAGAAACCTTGGCGACAATGTGGAGCGCCCATCCCGTAGTGCGTATGAGTATCCAGTAATGCGGAGGTTCTTTGCGAAGGAAGCTGGGCGCGGCATTGTTACTCAAGCATACGAGTTAATGGATGAGGTAAACCAAGCACTCAATACCCTCAAGAAGATGGAAGAAACGCTAGGCCGCGAAGTAGATGCAATGGAGTTTGAGGCGAAGAGGGCCCCTCTCCTTGCTGTCTCTGAAGAACTGAAGCCAATTAAACAAGAGTTGGCGGATCTAAGAAAAGAAAGACAGAACGTCTTCGCCGACCCGGCCATGACCGCTGACGAAAAACGCAGGGCAATGGAGATTATTGCTGTGCTTGAGCAACAGGCAGTGGCTCAAGTGCCACGGCTTAGAAGATGGGCGTTTGACTGATGAAGCTATCTGAATATTTTTCACTACAGGAAATGACCAAGAGCCAGACGGCTTTGCGTATGGGCATCGACAATTCTCCAGACGAGGAGCAGCTTCAGTGCCTAACAAATCTTTGCCTCAACGTGCTTGACCATGTGCGCTCAGAGTTTGGTCCGCTGACTCCATCGTCAGGGTTCAGGAGCCCTGAGTTGTGCGAGGCAATAGGGTCGAAGCCTACCAGTCAACACGCCAAGGGAGAGGCCGCAGACTTTGAGGTCATGGGTGTAGACAACAAGGAGTTGGCTGCGTGGATTGCAAACAATCTATCGTTCGACCAGCTTATCCTGGAATACTATGAAGAGGGGGAGCCTAACTCGGGGTGGGTCCATTGCTCCTATAAGGATGAGGGCAACCGTGGGGAGGTGTTAATATTTGATGGAAAGAATTACCACCAAGGATCGTTATGATGGTAGACAAAGGCAAGAAATCTTTACAGCACGATAGCTTGTATGAGGAGTATGATCTTGACGGGGATGGTGTGGTTAGTGATGCTGAACTCGCTACCGTCAAAGCAATTCACGAAGCCTCGACGGCAGAGGAAAAGGCTGACGCCCAAAGGCACATGGCATGGACTGCTCTGGTCTCTATGCTTTTGTTTACTGTTGTTGTCTTCATGCCTTTTGTTCCTGATGATCGGGTTCAGTTATTGGGTAATCTTTCTAGCCTTTTCTATGTTGCTATGGCTGGTGTGGTTGGTGCGTACATGGGCATGACCGCATACATGGCCAACGGAAAGAAGTGATGGACAGAATATTAAGATGGTTTGAGGACTCCATAGGGGGTAACAATGCGGTATTCAATTTGGACTACGGCAAGCTCATTATTATTGGTCTGCTTGTGTATCACATATGGTTCCAGTAAAGCAGTAGCCGACGAGAAAGTATTCGCTGGCTGGATACTTCATATGTTTGTCTCAGGTCAGTTAACAGAATACACCCCGAGAGGCGGCATGGCTGAATGCTTAAAGGTTAAGCGCAAGATATTGCGCAGCCAGGGCCACTCTGTTGGGACAAGATGGGAATGTGCGAAAGGAAAGCTGGTGCTGCGTAAATATGACACAGGTCAAGACGGAAAGAAGTGGTTGCCTGTGGAGCACCTGGGAAAATAGATGGCGGAAGAATCGGGGAGAGGCAGAAGAGGGAGCGATCAGATAAGGGTAAGTGATAGCTCGGCTATTTCTATGCCCATCCGCAACCTTATCTCTATAGTAGCAGCGGTGTCTGTAGGGGTATGGGGATATTTCGGTGTAGTGGAGCGCCTGAATAAATTAGAAACATTTGAGAAGCTGGTGCAGAAAGACCTGGAAACAGGGTTGAAAGAATTAAAGGCGTCTATAGATAAGAACAACGAGTTTAGAATTAAGTGGCCGAGGGGAGAACTGGGTCAGGCCAGTGCGGATCAAGAACAATATCTTTTGATAGAGCACCTCAGCGGTCAGGTCGAAAAGATACAGTCTCGCATTGAAGAAGGCATGAGCAACGGCGTTAACATTAAGCGTCTACAGGAAGACGTGAAGACTTTACGCACCGATGTCGAAACATTAAAGGATAAGCAGCGCGGTTTATTAGGAACCGGAGGAGGTTAGGATGGACCCTATCAGCATAGGTGTTGCCCTCGGGGCAGCGAAGGCTGCTGTCTCCACCGCCAAATCTGTACAGGAACTAAGCCATTCTTTGCAGGACCTGTGGCATAACGAACAGGAATATGCCAAGGCAAAGAAGGAACAGTCCACGAAAGTTAAGAAGCCAAAGACGCGCATGGAGCAGATCCTGAGAATGAGGACTGGTGAGACAGAGGTAGATGATACATCTATCGCGTCGGTAGCCAATGACGTTCTCGCCGAGAAACAAAATGAAATTGCCCGCAAGAATTTAGCCACGGAGATAGACAACAAGTGGGGGCGTGGCACATGGCAGGCTATCGTTGATGAGCGGGAGAAAAGATTAAAGGTACGGGAGGAGGAGGACAAGAAGAAGGAAGCCGCAGCCAAGGCCAAGGCAGAGCATGACCGTCATCTCCTTCGCAAGATTCTGGAAGAGGCGGGGAAAGCCATCATTATTGTTATGATAGCGACGGGCCTTGTCTACCTCTTGTACTGGGCCGCACAAAAAGGGGGCAGCATATGAGTCCGTCAAGCATGTTTATTATGGGGGCAGCAGTAGCGGCCATCTTAATTATGGAGGGGTGCCGTATGCACATACCGCTTCCATTTCCATCGGGCGTTATCAACCTGGACGAGTCAAGGTAGGTGGTGAATGATATCTTTACTGGGTAGCCTTCTCGGGTTCGGCACTTCCATTATCCCTGAAGTCATAGGAATTTTTAAGCAGAAGCAGGCAGACGCACACCAGTTGAAGATGCTGGAAGCCAAGGCAAAGTATGCCGATCAGATGTCGAAGCTGAAGCTGGCAGAGTTAGATGCCCAGGCCGAGATCGAAGAGACGAAAGGACTATATGAGCATGACCAATCTATCGATGCTGGCGGATTTATCAACGGCCTTCGCGGTTCTGTCCGTCCTGTTCTCACTTACATGTTCGTCCTCGCCTACCTCTCGACAAAGGGGGCGATGATCTACGCCATGATTGCCGTGCAGAATTTAGACTGGACGGTAGCCATAGACATGGCGTGGCGTGAGGAAACCGACGGCGTTATATTTAGTGCTATCATTAGTTTCTGGTTTGGGAACAGGGCCATGTCCAAGGCACGGGCATGGCAACAGGACAAAAAGAAATGATTGATTATCGTGGCGAGAAGTTCAGCGGGTATAACAAACCCAAGCGCACACCGGGCAAGAAGAAGAAGTTCGCTGTGCTCGCAAAGCAAGGGAAGGAAGTAAAGCTGATCCGGTTTGGTGATCCGAATATGAAGATCAAGAAGGACCAGCCTAAGAGAAGGAAAAGTTTTCGAGCGCGGCATGGGTGTGATAGCAGGCCACCCAGCAAACTCAGTGCGCGATACTGGTCCTGTAAGAAATGGTAGAGTGATATGGCAAAACTATGCGCCAAAGGAAAGGCTGCTGCCAAACGAAAGTTTGATGTGTATCCTTCTGCTTACGCCAATATGTACGCAAGCGCGGTGTGTAGTGGCAAGGTCAAGCCCGGTGGGAAGAAGAAGAAGAAAGAAGCGGGCGGGTCTGTTGGTAGAGGGTGCGGTGTTACACGCAAGGGCACCGGCGCTGTAATGAGAGTCACGGCATGAGTCTTCGTAAGTGGGTAGACGAACAGTGGGTTGACATAGGTGCGCCCAAAAAGAACGGGAAGTATCAGCCTTGCGGGCGGAAGAAGGGTGACGGTCGCAAGTATCCCAAGTGTGTGCCGCTTGCTAAAGCAAAGAAGATGTCCTCCTCTCAGAAGAAGAGCGCGGTATCTCGCAAGCGAGCCAAGCCACAAGGTGTAGGCGGAAAGCCGACGATGGTTTCAACTGCGCCCAAGAAGAAAAAGAAATGATGGAGCAACTGCACTGTCACTACTGCGCGTCCGCACAGCAGGTTGTCGAGGTACACGGGCATAGGCAGTGTGTGAGATGCGGGATTAACATCGACCCCTGCTGCTCAGGCGAACAAGGTTCTAGTATAAAGACTGGACCGCACGTCGACGGCGGGAGCACACCTCACAAATTGCCTTCGGCGAGTTAACCTCCTCGACTGGACAGTTACAAACTATACACTTACGCTTCGCGCTCTCACCAGTAGCGTGCTCTATCCATGCTTTGTCTGGACGCTCAGGCTCCTCCATGTTGAGACTCAAACTCTTTCACCAATTCAAAGAATGAATTGCGTGCTGCCTTGTTGTTCCTGAGTTCAGCGCGGGAAGCTATGCGGCAGTGGTCATAGACAGCCGCCTTCGCTCCCTCTTCGGAAAGCTCTGAGGCCATGCCCAGATCAAGGAGGAAGGCCTGGAACTTATTGTTCCGACACAGCCTGCCTGCCGATGCGACTGCTGTCTCCCCCTCGGACACTGACTTAGGTGTGACTGGGTGTTCATCTTCGCCAATCTTCACCATAGCTATCATGTATCGGCCCGACCCCAGTTGATCCGTCAGGATTTGAAAGGGCATCCCGTCCGAATGAAAGAGGTCACGGTTCTGGACACGCAGTGTAATAGACCAGCCGGGCCCGTCTTTCTTGAACGCCATGCATAAAGCTTCAAAGCTTTCTGACTTTGCAATCTCATCAAGTGTCGCCATTAAATTCCCTCCAGTTTTTGTTTGCCCATTGATAGGCATTGATGCCCACCAAATCCCAAAACATTATCTCGTCACCGTTCATGTGTAGTCTGGTGTGACATGGGTTGCACATAGGAACGGCGTGATTGTCACCAGTCTTGAGCCCGACACCTCTCTCTTCTGCACGCAGCAGATGATGAGCTACCCCAGCAGGGGCTATGCCACAGGACAGGCAAGGCATCTCTCTCAGTGAACGCAAATACTTCTCGCTGCGCAGGCGAGGCTGCTTGAAGTTAGCCGTCACGGGTGCGTGCTCGGTGTTCAGGCAACCCATCTGTTCGGCGCTTCTCTTCACGGCCCTCATCGCCGTGCTCCAGATGGTGTGTTATTTCCAGCAATTCCTTGATGTTCTCTAGGTGGTTCTTATCAAACGTGGAACCTCTTGCGAGAATTGCGTAGCGCACACCCTCAACAAATCTTTGTGCCTTCTGAGTGGGAAGGTTGCGCCATCTCACACTGAAGTCGCTCATTGTGTCACCTCCAATTCAAGTCTTTGGCAGCTTGCCGATTAACAGGTTTGTTATATCCCAGTTGAATAGCAGACCGAGCATTCTTCCAAAACCTTGACTCCTTTGCTAACCGTTCATTATCCTCCTTGCGGCGTAGCCTACGTTCTCTCTTGCTTATGGGCACGGGCTTAAAATTTCTTTTAATCATAGTGTCACCTTTTCTTGCGTGCCCTGTATGGCAGGGCTGACAGCGACAACCAACGGGGGCTCTCGTCTGGCTCTTGCCACACTCCGAAAATGCGGAGACGAGGTCTGGCATTCCCCGCCTCCAGTTGTTGGGACAGAAACTCAACGTCGGAGGCAACCAGTTCGATGTGACCCGTAAGGTGAGCGCACTCAGCAGAGAAGTCATCGTAGCCTGACTGCTCACGCTTCTTGAACTTGTTGTGCCAGAGACCTCCGCGAGCCATCAGATACCGTCCCCGTCTTCGGCTTCACTAACCGTAAGAGCTTTCTTCATTTCGATAGCACGCTCTTTGAACTTCTCGAACGTCTCAGGGTCCTTCTCCTTCAGTGGACCCAGTGCTACCACCTGTCTCTTCCACCACTCGCTTACCTTCTCAGGTGCAGCGAAGGACATGGCACCCATGGTGCTGTCGACCAGACTAATGATCTTGTCCGTGTGGTCATCCCATAACTCAACAGGGATGTTGAAGTCGTTGGTTTCAAGATCGACACTTGCCTGAACCTTGACGTTCACAACAAACCCTGTGCGACGGGCATCACTGAATGCACTGGCGATGCTATCGACAGCAGCCTGCATGTCCACACCATCAACCTGTGCGTCATGCCAACTCAGCCATCGGTTGGCCTGTTCCTGCGAGCCATCCTGTGCAGCACAGGCTTTGATAATAGACTGGCATATAATAGACCGTGTCCTTCGGGCGTCTGGGCTACCCCAGGATGAGGCAGCAGGGCCTGCCTCGGGGGCTGGTGCACTGGCAGGTGCCTCTCCCTCCTTCGCATCGTTGATCCAGTTGTTTCCATTCTTGTCACTGTTTGCTTCCACCTCATAGGTGCCGCCCTTCTTAATCTGGACGGACAGGTCTTGAAGTTCTTTGGGCCTCCCTGCATCGGCTCTGGCAAAATATTTATTGCCGTTCTGGTCTGTAATCCTCCAGCTTTTCCGACCTTTTATGCCCGCCGCTTGATCTGCATCTTGGGGTGGGTCAACGAACTTCGCGGTGATCATCGTCATAATTGTTCTCCTTTATATTGAGCACAGTATGGTGCAGCTTCGCAGAAGTAGGTGCATCTAGTGGGAAGTCCGGGGGTAAACGTGATATCAAATTTTTCGGTGCCCCCCTTCTCACTCGCCACAAGTTCCTTAGCCATTTCCTCATTGTCAAATACCCTCTTGGTTTTTCCACTTGCGGCGAATACCACACGCCACTCGTCTGGTTTCTTCCACCGCTCTTCATCAGTGCATGGTATGGACGGGTCACCGAAGTCCATGCGCTGTTCCTGATCCTGCCAAAGCGACAGGCGTTCATGGATATATTCAACCGCTCGTTCTTCTGACCACAACGGGAGGGGTACAGTAACCACCCCTGCCTGTGGGTAGGTAGGGTTGCCTGCGGCCTTGATCTTTGACCAGTCCCGCACCCAGGCTACCACCTGGATACCTGCTATCTTAATGTCGGGATGATTGCGGCGCACCAGTTGAGCGTAACAGTTAAGCTGACACTCCCAGTCGCTATCATCAAAACCTTCGATGGCTTTCTTAACCTTGAACGCACCAGTCTGTTTGTAGTCGCTGATAATGTGGCCCTCGGGTGACGGCTCACGCAAGTCGATGTGCCCACCCCACTTTACACCGAGGTCTTTAGTGTGCAGGAACTCCTCGACGATAGCGTCAGGGTTCCGCTCTCCGTAGCCCTCAAGCACTGTGTGTATGGTGTTGCCCCAGGCTGCATAGAAAAGGTCAGAGGCGTCGACCACTATATCTTTGCGGTGCTTCCGCTTGAGACTGGTGACCTGGGGTGGTGCAATAAAGGACGTGACGTTTACATCCGTAGGCCCCTGAGTATAATCGTTCTTACCAATCATATCCATCACAGGGGCAGGCAGGTTGAACTTATTTGTTACAGTCTCAGACATCTCTGTCACCTCACGTTTGAATCAATCCACGAATGTAGTTTCTTAGACGAGCATGTCAACACTTTCTTTCACGCTGTACGGAGAGCCTGCCAGCAAGAGCAACAGCAGACGGCTTGTCCAGATTGGTGGACGCCCACGCTTTATTAAAAGCAAGAAGGCTCTCAGCTATGTGAAAGCCATTCAGCTTCAGGCCAATGCGCTGCGGCTCCCGATGTTCGAGAAGGGTGTCGACCTGTCGATCACCATGCATATCTTCTACGCCAGCCGTCGTCCTGACCTGGACGAGAGCGTGATCCTTGATGCGCTGCAACAAATTGTGTACCACAATGACAGGTCGATTAAAGAAAAGCACATCTATTGGGGGCTGGATAAAGTTGAACCACGATGCGAGATCACGCTCCGAGAAATCTCTGTGGCTGACAGTTCTCCAGCGCGGGCTAAAGGACGCCCTGTTTCCAGCGCCCACATCCGACAAGCATGACGCACTGAACTGGGTGCTTGTTCCCAACCAGGACTTCATCGACATCTGCACGCTGGCGGGGTTCGACCCCGTCAAGGTGCGAGAGGCTGTCATCATCCTACTGGACATGAGCCCAACGCAGCGTCGGTATCATTACGATAGGCTGGTAAAAGAGCGCCCAAATCTCTAGTCGAAAAAAAATAGTGACCTCATTAGCGATGTGTGATAATTCCTATTACATCTTATATCAGATGAACATATATTTATTTTATAAATATATAACCTAGTTAGATGATATAAGATAATAATAAAAACAATTCTAAATATAAACACTCATACTAACCAACGGAGAACAGGATGTATGCCAACGTCGGAGAAGAAATTTTCAATTCATTAGGTAGCAAGCAGCGGCAGGTGGGCCATAATGTCAGGACGACATGCCCGTCTTGTTCCTCTACCCGCAAGCGCCAGAACCAGAAAGACCCGTGCCTTAGCGTGAAGGTTGAAGCCGACCACATCGTCTGGCATTGTCACCATTGCGGAGACAAGGGGGCATTCTCTGACCGTCCTCCTATTCAGATGGAAAGACGAAAGCCCATGCCCACAAAGGATGTCGAGATTGCGAAGAGTGCGTACCCCATTATCGACACCCACCTGGACTACCTGAAATCCAGAGGCATTTCAGAAGAGGCGCTAAAAAGATTTGGCGTTTTCTCCACCACAAAATTCTTCCGAAAGGTTGATAAAGAAGTTCCGTGCATCGGGTTCCCTTACAAAAATTCCGAGGGAGAAATCTATGCGTCCAAGTATCGGGCGGTGGATGAGAAGCTGCACACCCAGGAGGGGACTGGGGGATGCCAGACCTTATGGGGCATTGAAGATTTAACCGACGAGAAAGAGTTGATTGTTTGCGAGGGCGAGATCGATGCCCTTAGCATAGCGACTGCCATGCCCGAAGCCTGCGTTGTCAGCGTACCGAATGGCGCACCCATGAAACTCAGTGACAGTAAGATCGATCCGCAAGAGGACCGCAAGTTTAACTATGTGTGGTCAGCACGCGACCAGTTGGCCAACGTCGAGAAGATTATTATTGCGGGGGACATGGATGAGCAGGGCGCTGCTCTCGGAGAGGAACTCGCAAGGCGAGTGGGTAAGGTCAAGTGCTGGACTGTCAAGTGGCCAGTCGGCAAGGATGCTAACGACACCCTGCTGGAAGCTGGCGCGGATGCGGTGCGCGGAGCCATAGAGAAAGCGCAGCCGTGGCCTATCGCTGGGTTGCGAGATGTAAAGTTCTACGAAGATAAGCTGATGGACCTGTATGAAAAGGGTCATGGCAAGGGTGCGAGCACAGGCTTTCCCTCCCTCGACGGCTTGTATTCCGTGGTGCCGGGCCAGCTTACGGTGGTGACTGGCATCCCCAGTTCAGGCAAGAGCGAGATGATCGATGCGATTATGATGAACCTCGCACGGGACAAGGGCTGGAAGTTTTGTGTGTGCTCATTCGAGAACGATCCCGCTACGCATATTGCAAAGCTGGCCGAGAAGTATCTGAAGCTTCCGTTCTTCGAGGGGCTGACCCCACGCATGTCCCGTGACCAGTTGAACGAGGCCAAAGAATTTATCAACGAGCACTTCGCTTTCGTTGACCACAACGACGGCGAGCCCTGCTCTGTCGATAGCATTCTTGAACGGGCACAGGCAGCGGTGTTAAGGCTCGGGGTGCGTGCACTGGTGATCGATCCGTATAACTACCTGGAGATTAAGCGCGGGACCCGAAGCGAGACCGAGGCTATCTCGGACATGCTTACCAAGGTGCGATTGTTTGCACGTCATCACGATCTGCATGTGTTCTTTGTGGCGCACCCGACCAAGCTCCCCCGTGAGAACGGCAAGGTCCATGCCCCCAGGGGGATGGATATATCTGGGTCGGCCCACTGGTTTTCCAAATGCGATTGCGGCCTGACTGTTCACCGTGAGCTTGACCCCGATGGGGGCTACGATGTATCAGTGAAGTTCATCGTCTGGAAGATGAGGTACAAATGGGTCGGCGCATTAGGCGAAGCATCTCTCGGGTTCGACGTGGCGACAGGCTGTTACATCGATGAGCAAGAACAGCAAGCGCAATACGATACGCAAGGGTGGGACATCTAGTCCGTCGGACTTTGGCCCCCCAGAAAAGCTGAGGCATGGCGAGTACAGGCTCGAACCTGTATCCCCCAAAGCCTTTCAGGTTAGGCTGCGGCGTCTCGACTCGACACCCTTCGATGGCATGTTGAGAGACAATCACATCAGTGATGTGCAACACAGCGCAGCCGAAAGCTTTTGTGCTATCATGTGGCGAGCACGAATGCTTGGGCCCAGCGGGTCTAACTATGAACGCTCAGGGTCAGTGAGTGTAGGGGCTGCGTCGACTGGGCAGCTTAACAGTTTTCACAAAGTGCTTGATGCACTGGGTGCTGTGCGCAGGGAAGCGGGCAGAGAGTGCGAGCGGGTGCTGGTGTCAGCGGCCATTGATAATCATCTGCCGCCAAATAAAAGGGACCAGTTAGTCCAAGCGCTCGACGCTCTCCTTACCCACTACACTGACAAGATGGTCCGTCCCCCCCTACCTACGAGCTTGCGTCTCGCTGGTTAGTTTCTCCAGGTTAAGCAGTTGCTCAATCATGGAGCTTATCTCCGCACCATAGCTGCGCTTCGACACTCGCATACGGTCTTCGATCTCGTCCCATATCTCAATGGGCAAGGGGATGTGGCGTGTTTTCTTTTTCAGTTCATGTTGCATCAAGGGCTGGGCCATCGATGGTCTCCTAGTTTTATGGCGCGTGTGCACCACAACAATACATCATTGGTCTGCGAAATCTAGGCAAAAAAAAGACGCCCACCATCCCCCCGTGAGGGAGGACAGTGGGCTACAAGTTAGCTGAGTTTTCTTCGGAAGCTTTCGAGGACATAATCCTTTCGGATTATAATCCCGAGGTCGACCCCGTGGATGTCCTCATATTCTTTCGCCTCCTCAAGCACCTTGGTGTAGGCGTTGAGGTGGAACCTCTTGTGACGCTTCGCCCGCTTCAACTTGTTGTTGAATAGCAGCAGCAATTCGTCATAGGCGGTGGCGTTGGCAGCGTGGTTAGCCTTATGCCGTGCACCCTGGTGCAGCGAGTAGACGGGGCACACATCCATGCGAGAACGCAGAGCGTAGGGGCTCGCATCTGCGGAGTTGAAGTGGTTCCGGGCAATGCGTCTGATCCTAGAATGGATCTTCTCCCAGTCGTTCGGGAATGCTGCGTCAGCCCATCGGGCGTACTTGCCAAAGGCCTCAAGTACGCCGTCCTTCCGATCAACCCGAGCCACCGCGAACGGTTTGCGGTAGCGCCACTTTGACCAGCGTGGGTTCACATACAGGCGTGTACCGTGGAAGGCGTACACGCTCCCCTCGAACCGGACGACACGGTCAGACATCTTCCCACTCAGCCAGCCTTTAATAAGTTCGTTGAGTAGGTGGTCGGTGACCGACGGCACCTCCGTCTTGCTCCTATTCACATAGGACTTATAGGAGATGCCGACTGGTTGTTCGTGGCTCATGCCCAACTTGTCGGCCATGTCCCCGTACCTTTCGAGTGCGTTAGTCATTACGATCCTCCCACTTCTCCGCTTCCAAATATACACGTCCCATGACACGCTTGATGCGAGTGCCCGGCATCAACTCGACGCCGTTCATGCGTTCAAAGATTGTGTCGGTTATGTCTGACCTCGGTCCCGACCCGTGCATCTTGGTTAGACCATCGTGCTTGAGGTAAGGCGTGAAGGCAGGCGGCGACTGTTGGATTTCGACAAGCAGGTCTATTGCATCAAGCAATGCCTTGTGTTCGGGCTGCGTCTCGTCCAGTTCATCGTAATCATTACACTGGTGTGTAAAGAAGTGGTCGATCTTATTGAAGATGGTATCCATGATCTTCTCTCCAGTTGTGAGTGAAAAGGGGGATGCTATCCCCCGTTCTATTTTTCCCCTAAACCGTCACCATAACCGTCCTCGCCATACTCATCTTCAACGTCTGGAGCACCAAGCTCGAAGGTGTCACCGTTAGGCAAGACGTTAGGCTCATGCACCAGGGAGCAGTCCTTCTGCTCGCCCAAGGGAACGTCCAGTTCTATGACAGATAACTCCGTCTCCTGGTCGTAAGTATATTTGTGCATGTACTCATCGTACATTGGGTCGGAATAGTTCTCGGTAGCATATTCCATTGCCTCGTCCTCGTTCATGTGGGCGGGGACTTGGCATTCGGGTTCCCACATTTCGGTGCGGATCATTCTGAAGCGAACCGTTTTCATTTTGATGCTTGTCATTTTCGATCTCCAAGTTGGTGAGTGAAAGGCGGGGCGTTGCCCCGCTAGTCTTGTGCCACCTCGAAGCTTGTATGGCGCTTGATCTTCCAGCGCTCTATGACTGGGTGGCCACACTCGTCCTCGTCGATGACGACATGAGCCACCGTCTTCAGCACTCGGGCGTAGCGATAGGCCCACCCGTGTGGGTCGTTGACGCAGACGCGATGAGGGAAGCAGCCCACATCGCAGTTGGTGCGAACGAATGCCTCGCCCATTGGGCCTAGGTCTCGTCGGACCAATTCTTTTGGATGGTCGGGGCCGACTTCGTAGCCTATGTACTCGGGGTTGAAGATGTAGTCGAAGCGAACCTCGGTATCCCGGTGGACAAACTGCCCGGCCCATTCACGAAAGTCGATGCCTTCGGCTCTAAGGTATGCACGTTTCATGGTAACCTCCATTATGGTGAGTGAAAGCAGGGGGGGTGCCCCCCCCTGGTTAGGCGCTCCTGATCTGGCGCATTGCTTGACGATGCCGGGCCCGCTCACGGGAAAGTTTTTCACGGCGCTTGTTCTGTTTGCGCACCCGCTCAACCGCAGGGTCCGCATTGATAGCGATGACAAACACTATTGCTATGGTGGTGATGCTGATGCCTACGAATAATCCGAGAACGGCTGGGATGATAATCATTTGGACCTCCAATTTATGGTGAGTGAAAAGGGGGGGCGGTGCCCCCCCTGGTCAGGCGTTGATGCGTACCGTCTCGCCGATCCGCATCTCCTTCGGCGAGCAGCAGACCCACAGGACTGGGTAATCCGGGTCGTACTCGGGCTCGCTGCCGTAGCCGTCGGTCAGGTAGATGAGGCACTGCGGTGCGTCCTCGCCGTCGGCGATGCGGTCCTCGACCCAGTCGAAGACAGGCACAAAGCTTGTGCCCCCGCCCCCCTTGCGTTCGATCTTGATATCATCAAGGTCCTCACGCTCGTAGCTCTCGGGGTGCAAGGCGGTGTCACAGTACAGCAGGTGCAGTGCACTGGGTTGCACCTCCTCGCAGATGGCCAGCACCTCGCCAGCAAACTGCTCGAAGGCGTCACGGGACACGCTGCCCGATGTGTCGAGGCCGATGACGATCTCGCCTGCCCCTTCCTTCAGCAGGGATGGCAGGTAGATGCCGTCCTGCAAGCGCCTGCGGTTCGGGCTGCGCCATGTGTAGTCGGTGATGGTCGAGCCCTTGGCGTTGTCCCAGAGCCGTTCCTTCCAGTCGACCTGCGCCTGCCGGGCATTCTTCACAAGCTCTTTGAGGGAGCCTGGAAGTTGGCCCCGCTTCTCAGCCTGCTGCGCAGCCTGCGCGATGGTCTGAGCAAGCTCGGTCTTAGCCTGCTCAATCTGGTCGACCGAGAGGGCCGAGCCATCATCGTTGGTCGGTGCGATAACGCCACCGCACCCTGCTGGATCGGCTGACTGTGACTGCTCAGACTGAGCGTTGTCGTCACCCTGGTTGCCATCGGACTGGTCGTCGCCCGACTGGTCGTCACCCGACTGGGGCTGCTGCTCCTCATCTTTGAGCGCACCATATATCTGCTCGGTGCTCATGCCCGCATACTTGCTGTCGAGCAAGCCACCCTCTGGCATGTCGGCGTTGCCGCACTGCTCGACAACGATAGGGTTGATGGCGTAGTCGGCGGCAATGTTCCAACGCTTGGGGTCGCGCTTGCCCATCCGCAGATGGTGTCCATCGGTGACGTGCAGGACCTCATGGATCAGGACCCAGCGGACCTGACCGTCGGTCAGGCTGTCGAAGTACCCGACGTTGATGAATAGGTGCTTGCCATCGGTCGCCATCGTGTCGACCTCTGTCGAGACGGCGGGGAGCCAGACGACCTTCATCCTCATGCATATGCCGCCGAAGAAGGCAGCGTCCATTGCCATGCGCGAGCGTATCTTGCTGAGGCGCTTGGCTGACTGTACTGGTGGTTCGATGTGTTCCATGTTGATCTCCGATTGGTAAGTGAAACGGGGGGTTGATCCCCCCTTTTAGAAGGCACTCATCTTCGAGAGAATGCTGTCTGTTTTCTTGGCGACCTTGGCGCGTAGTGCATCATCGTCGCGTAACTGTTGGGCGTAGGCCTCGGGCGTGCCCTTGCCAGTCAAATGCTTGGCCACGTCAGCGAGAACCTCGGCGATGCCAGGGTCATTGTAGATGTTCAGACTGGGTAGCACGTCGACCATGTCACGGAGGCCTGCGACCGTGTTCTCCTTGAAGGTCCCGACCTTGATCGTTTCCTTGGCCCGAGGCTTGGTCCCATACTCTGGGTTAGGGACCTCGGCATAGGCGTGCATCCGCTCGCTGAAGTGTTCGAGCTTTTCCCTGATGCGGCTGACGACCTCGGCCACGGCGTCGGCGACACGCTGCTGCGCACGCGCTTCGACCTCGGCCTGACGTTCGTTTAGCATCTCGCCGATCTGCCCGACCAGTTGCGACTGGGATAGGTGCTTGCCCCGGCGCACTGCGAAGTAGTCGACCTCGGCAACGAACCGAGCACGCACCTCACTAGCCGACGGGTAGTCGCTCTCGTTGAAGCTGCCATTCAGTTCCTGCCGGGCTTGCTCGACAAGGTGAGGCCAGTTGTCGCAGAACTTGTCGACCGCTGCCTGCCTGCGGACCTGGAATTTCCGCATCTCTTCGGCCCACTTCTTGAAGCCTGCCACTGTCACCACCCGAGTGGTGTCTGACCAGGGTAGGGTCAACTCGGTGTTGCGGTTGCGCCATGCGCCGTCGATAGTCTTGATCGTGGCCAGCGTTTCCTTCGAGACCAGATACTTGTCGAAGTGCCCGATCTTACGGGTGGCACCCGAGGCCTCTCGAATTTTCCGTTCCTGCTTGGGGTCGCGCTTCACGCCGCCCCAGGACTTGATGGTGACCGATACCTCAAGGAGGTGCTCGTCAATGATGTCATGGTTGGTCATTTTTTTTCTCCAGTTGAGTGAGTGAAAGGCGGGGGGCTATGCCCCCGCACTCAGGCTCCGACAAACACGTCTTTGTGTTTGATGAGCCAGTCGGTGTAGGCCTTGGATGAGGCCAGTTGTTTGACCGTCGGGTCCGTCTCCCGCGCTGCGGAGTTGAACCGTTCAGCGTCAGCGATGCAGGTGAATGCCCACTCCTGGTCGATCCGGTCCAGGTACTGGATGACACCTGCGACCTTGGCCGGGTGCCGGGCCATGTTGGTAGCGAGCGCACCCATCAGCGCATACATGATGTCAGGCTTGTGATCGACCTTCGCATTCATGGGGTCGTTGATGAGGTCGTCGATGTCCGGCAGCAAGTCGACCGTGCGCTCGAAGGCCAGGAAGTCTGAGCCGACCTCCTCGCCCAGTGCAGAGAGCACCATGGTGTGATCGACCTGGGGCGATAGGTCCGCACGTTTGAAGTTGCTGACCATCTCCCAGGACCGAGGCGTTGCACCCCGGCCATCGTCGCCCAAGTTGTGGACGTTCTCGGGGCGGTAGTTCCAGTACACCGGCACAAGATCGTACCAGTTGGATCGGATGGCGTAGTCCTGCAAGGCCTCGACATCCAGGGTGATGTCGAGAGGCAGTATCCGGTCTTGGATATGCGACGGGATTTTGTTCGTACCAGCGCGGTCCTGCTTGCGGTTGGATGCACTGACGACCATCCACCCAGCGGGCAAGCTGCGGGTGCCGATCCGATGGTCAAGCATGACCTCTGACAGAGCGTTCATGCCTGCGAGAGAGGCCTGGGCAAGTTCGTCCAGGAACAGCAGCCCGTGCTGCGTCTTCGGATACCAGTCGGGCTCGGTCACTTCGGTCTTGCCATCGATGACGAAACGGAAGCCGCCGATCTCGGCTGGGTCCATGGTGCCTGCGCGAAGCTCGACGACTGAGAAGTCTTCGGGTTCGATGTTGTTCTGCTCGCGTATGATCTCTGCCGCCTGATACACCGCCTGGGATTTGCCGAGGCCCGGCGCACCGAGCAGCATGGGCACCAGTCGTTTCGGCTGGGCAATCATAGTGGGGTAGATTTCTACGAGGGTGTCGATAGCGTGCTTTAATGAAGACATGATGTTTTCTCCAGGTTGATGAGTGAAAGGCGGGGTTCATCCCCCGCTTAGATTTTTTAGAACATGAACATGGATCGCTTCCATGCAGCGTGCTGACGCAAGGCATCCATCGACGTGTCGATGTCTGGGTGGTCAGCGTTGTTGGCGCGGAGGTTACGCAGCAACCAGTCGACGTTCCGGGGGTTGTCGATGTCCCGGCGTTCCTTGGGGATGTCCAGGTTGACGAGGTTGTCCAGTCGCATTCTCAGTATCGTGTTTGGGTGCAGTTCCTTGCTGTCCATGACGGCTCTCCAGTTGATGAATGAAAAGGGGGGCGGTGCCCCCCAGGCCTAGACGTGGATATCAATGATATCCCGCAGGCTTTGATTGGCTCGGAACGTGTGGCCCATCTTGTCTTCGAGTGCGACGTAGCGAGCCGCCAGTTCCGGGCGAAGGCGTGCCCCGACCCGCAGGTCGTTGTCGGAGGCGAGCACGCAGAACACACAGCTAAGTCGCGTGTTCCCCTCGGCGTAGACTGGGTGCGGCTGCTGACCCGACTGGGCGATGATCCTGAAGACCTCTTCGGTGGTCAGATCATGGATGGGTGAGAACTCGAACCATTCTCTCGACTGGGTGCAGTTGCGTGCGACCCTGGCCCAGGTGGGCCGCTTGGCTCGGGATGCACTCTCTTCGGCGCGGAAGCCGAAGCAGGAGATCACATCCCGGCGTCCGCTCTCGCGGAGCAGTCGACGAATGACCTTTTCGCATGGTCCCCGCTTGAGGTCCGAGGTGCAGTACCGTTGCGCGGCACTGGGCCACTTGCCCCGGCGTTCGATGGCGTCAAGCAGTGTCTTGGCCGAGCCGTCCTTCCAGACTGGCTCCGCGATGTGCAGTGGGTGTTCAATGTTGTCGATGATGTGATCCTGGACGCCCAGGTGCTCGACACCGTCACCGAGATCGGCGTGCACTACAACGATCTGGTCGGCGGGTACTAGGGACTTGATGACGGCATACATGGCTTGGCTGTCTTTGCCGCCCGAGTGGTTGACGACTACCAGGGCACCGTCCTGCACGCGACTGGTGAACTCGGCGTAGTGATCAAGGGTGGTCTGTGTGTGAAGCATTTGATGTTCCTTATGGTGGTGAATGAAAAGCGGACTGGAGTGATCCGCTCGGCCCCAGCGTTCGGGCCCGTCGACCATCACCCGGTTGGGCGGCAGGTCGAAGTTTACTCCGGTGGCCGGAGGCGGGGTTGTTACCCATCACCCGAGCCAGTGTCTTACTGGCGGCGCAGCTACTAGCTGGCTCGGAGGTTGGTTCCCTTCAGACCTGCCGTGTCGCATCACTGCGATACTTGGGCCCTGCTGCTCTCCCAGGTGTGGACCCTGGAAGCGGGGGGCAGCGGTGGTCTCCGCTGTCTTCGGAGAGGCATGGGCCTCCCCTCAGTCGCTGCTAACGAAGCAACGACTGAACGGACATAATACACAATGTCAAGTATACCACAAGACCTATTTGACACATTGATGTCTGTGTCTGGACACGCCCATTCAGGTCTCTTGTGCCGACTGGGTGCAGCCATATATTGAGACGTGCGCCGGTCGGAAATCTTACAGCGCGGCGCGGCGTCCAGTGAGCGAAGCGAACAGCATATTGCATCGGAGACCATACAGAATGACCAAGAGCAAACTAACCCTGGTAGAGGGTGGCAAGGGGGCGAAGACAAAGTCGAAGACCCTGACTGGTAAACAACTCTGCTTCGTTGACCAGATCGTCTCTGGCCAGTCACAGACAGAAGCCTACAAGCATTGCTACAACACGTCCCGCATGTCCGCACCGACGATCCATAGCCGAGCCTACGAGCTAAGGCATGACGGTGAGATCGCGGGTAGAATAGAAACCGAGTTGGCCCGGCTGAGGGATCAGAAGCGCCTGTCGCACTCCAAGCGATACGACCTCGTCTGTGAGCGGCTCCTGGAGGAAACGAGCCCGGACCTGCGTGACGACAGTACCCAGGCCGGGCGCGTGGCCGCGCTGCGTGCCCTCGGTTCCATCAGCATGACCGACGGGCCGAGCATGTTCGTTGAACGTGTCAGCACTGAGGGCTCTGAGCGTTCAAGCGAAGACGTGCTGGCCGAGCTACGCCTGAAGCTTGCCAGCCTGGACCGGGCGTAGCCTGTCAGGTGACAGTTGACAGGGGGGGGTATCCCGTCCCGGCCCCTGACCGTGCCCAGTCGGGAACGCCGAGCGATAGCGAGCGGAGCGAGCAGCAGCCTGATCGGATGGGGCGCGAAGACATGACCGAGATGTCCTGGCCGAGATGACCGACCGACCTGACTGACCGAGCTTGGCCCCTCCCTTGAGGCCCACTATGTCTGGGCCCGGACAGGTGACCCCACCCCCCTCTTGAGCTTGGCAGGTACTCCGCCCCTCCCCCCCACGCCATT